GCACTTCTATTAGAAGAGTTGCCCGTAGTCAGTTAGTCCTTAGGGACTATCTCGATTGCGTTTGCTCGGTACCACGCGGGAGCGTGGACAAAGATAATTTTCATAACAATAATAGAAATTACTTCTATAATCATCATGCAGAATATCTTTGTAAGAAATACGAAAGTAAGTTAAACAGTATTAACATTGTTAATCAATGGTTAACATACCTCGACGTCTTTACAGAACTAATAAGGGGAAGTTATAAATCACTTAATAAATTAATCGTCTTTAGTGAACAAAGTCTTGTAGACTTTATATCAAAAAAAATCAGCTCGCCTGAATCCAAGAACATTACAATAATAAAATACTATTATACTGCGCTTGCCTCTAGAGCCAATAATTCGATTAATCCCCCTGATCACCTAGCAGACTATCCTAGGTGGTTACCTTTTTCAAGGAAAATTGTCAGATTATTTTTCCGTAGATTCAGTCAAAAGAATTACAGAAAAAAGTTTATAAGTTTTGCACATGATCTAGCATATTCAAAGAGATGCGCTCCATCGGTCCCCAAAAGTTTTATTGAGGATGCAAGGGTTGAATACAGAGCTTCTTTAACTTCAGAAGCAAAGCCCACTCTAGTTAATCCCGATGTTATTAGATCAATTATACCAATAGTTTTCCCTGGTGCAAAACTTTCTATCGAAACCTTCTCAACTCATTCAAACCGTTGCTTGTCAACTGCTAAAGCTGCTACTGAGAAGGGTTCTGATTATCAATTATTTGGTTGTCCTTTACCTCTTGTTAATGGCGTACAAGTACCATCACCCTACTTTTCAAGTAGTTTAATCCCCGATATTGTTTTCGGTGGAGCCACACTCTTATGTGAGCCTCTAAAAGTTAGAGCTCTAACAACATGTTCTCCTGAGGAGTACTATGCATATAAACCCGTACAATCTATACTTAAGGATAGTATGGTTAAGAGTGATGTTCTTCTTTTCGGCAGGGATGCTAAAGAAGATGACATTAATAATCTTATTACCCAATCAAGATTATTTTATGGTAAATATAAGAAATTATATTTTATATCTGGTGATTACAAGAGTGCTACTTCCTATATATCTCCCAATACATCGAAATTACTCGACAAGATAACTTTCGAGATGATAGGTGACTTTGATGTACCTGCACCTGAAAAAGCATCAATCAACATATTCTTAAAAATATGGAGTTACCTTAGTGATGATGTTAATACAGGTTCATATAAACGATATTGGGTTAATTTAAACTTGTTCCACTATGCTCTTTCTAAGCATATGGGTTTAAAGATGTCCAAATTTTCTGAAATTAGACAGAGATATTTTGAGGGTAGAAGAGTCCTCATAGGAAAGAAAGGAAAAGGTTCAGAATATATTACACAAACAAATGAGCAGTTGATGGGTGATATCAAATCATTCCCATTATTGTGCCTCTTAAATTATGCTTTGTGGTTTGAAACTAACGGTGGTTTTAAAGAGATAGAATATGTCTCACCACTCTATGAAGGTAAAAAGTCCAAAAATCTTATTAAAAGAAAGATACCTCCACCTTGTTTAATTAATGGTGATGATTTCCTAGCTTTTGCCCCAATTAATGTTATAAGAAATTGGATGAGCAAGACAAAAGAATTTGATTTTGTTTTATCAGTGGGAAAATCGTATCTCAGTGAAGATGTTGCTGTTATTAATTCAACAACATTCTCTTATAATAAGAAGTCAAATACAGTAACTAAGATTAACAATAGTTATTTGAATCTTGTATTTGATTGTCCTTCAGACAGACCGTTAAGTGCTATACACAAACTCATTTGTGAAAATGATACAACTGGTGATTTGGGTAGGTTATTCATTAGATATAACCGTTCTAAAATTGAGGCTCTTTCTTTCAGAGGAAAACTCAATTGGTTTTTAGACCCACATGATGGTGGTTTAGGTCTTGTATATAATAAGACTGAACCATTTAGAATTACATACACACAGAAAAGACTTATGCATCTTATAAAAAGAGCAAAACTTCCTCCCTATTTTCTAAGGAAGATGAGGTCCCGATATAGTCTTTTTCAAAAAAGTTCTGATAGAAA